GCAAAAAAGAAACTTAAGTAACTCGATTTAAATTGAAAATCATCTAAAAATGTCTCACCCAGACGACGACTGTACCGTGACTACCGACATGCCTCTCAGCGACGAGGTTGCCGATTTCATCGAAAAGGGTCTTCATCGCGATATGACTAAGGATGATGTTGAAAAATGGTGTGACAATAACATTGATGATATCGCAGATATATATGAGAAGTACGGACATTCGTACATGTCATATAGAGATGCTGAGATGACATTATTTTTTATGAGGACGTTGCATGAAAACTGTTACGACGAAATGAAGGCATTGGTTTCTCAGTTTGTGGCGTGTCAGAGTTAAAGGGTTATACCAGACATACCTTTACAAGCATCCTTCACACCCCTGATATATTCGTCGATATTGTTAGTTTCTGGATAAGTTGTCGCGATCCGCTCGATTTCTGCGTTTGTGCATATACCTTGTATCAAGTCTACATACACTTGCGAATTCTCTGACACTGTGGAACTTTCATCCGTCTGCGCGTCATTCCATTGTTTGCGGTATTGTGCAGCCGCTTTACACGCAGCTTGGAAACCATTGGTATAAGCGGTTTCAGGAGAATCACCTCCGTAACTTACACTGTTTGCTACTGATAGATATTCAAAATCTGCACCAAACTTATCGTTACATTCAGCATTATCATATTCGGGAAGTTCTGTACCTTCTGTGTTACCCTGAGATTCACCTGCGTCATCATCCTTCTCGTCTAGCCATGTCTTGATCTGATATAGCTGTAAATCGATATAGATTTTGACCTTGGCATGAAACTCAGATGTTGGTTCTGTAAAATACATGCCGGTCGCGACTACTGCTACGAGTATCAAAAGAATGACAATAAATTTTATGAGTGCTATTATCATTTTTATATATAAATATTTAAATTTCAAAGTCTAATATACTAATCAACTACAATACATGAACGGAATCCCCATTACTGAGGTATTTGCTAAGAGTGGGATTCGAACCCACGAGTGCAAAGCACAGGCGATCTTAAGTCGCACCCCTTAGACCAGCTCGGGCATCTTAGCTCGACCGTTCAATGTATATGTATATTGTTCTGTTACGCTTCAATATCGCCCCGGTCGATCAACTTCTTACGGTTGACCATGTGGAGACCCTGTACTTCGGCCTTATTTTGCGCACTATAAGGTACGGCGTACCCTTCGTCACATAGCCATTTGTTTACGTTCGTCCATACACCATCCTCCGAAACCCAAACTTCACCAAGAACGCGACCAAACTTACCTCTCGAGTCCGCCTCTGGACACCTGAGTTCGATTTCAATATCATCCTTCTCAGACGCGACAGCCTTCAAACACCACTCCTTCAACTTCTTCTTGGAAAGGAGTCCAAACCTCTTCTCCTCCTTATCAGACGTGCGCGACTCGGGTGTATCGATACCCAGGAGACGGACGCGCTGCTTTGTACCTACATCAAAACCGAGATCGATGTTAACATCGATCGTATCACCATCTACGACCTTAGCTAGCGAAGATACGCGGTAGATGAAAGTACATGGTTCGACGTTATAGGTAGACATCTTGTATATGTGTATGCAAGCTATTCTTTATACTCGAATATGAAATTTGGGTTTTGTACGACCATCGTAAGCATTTACAATCCCGGACGAGAGCATCTTTTCGTTTACTGAAATCGTATCTTTCTTATTTCTATACACGGTGACTAAAGTACGGCCATATTTATCATTCTTATCACACTTTATCCATACTAGACCATTTACCTTATTCTTACACAAAAAGGGGTTCCATCGTTGAAAGTGTGCGCGGTCATCGAATCCACATTCTTCTTTGAACATGTCACGCGCGAGCTTTGCCACGTATATATGATCACTCCGTCTCGACGTGGATAGTACAGGTTTCATCTCAGGGGAATCATAACCGAGAGTGCGAAAGGTAAATTTGAGAACGCGTCCATGTTTGATTACAGCGGCCCTAAATGTATCTCCATCGTAAACACTTGTAATTTTGGCATAACCTTCATACCCATTCAAATTGAAGATGGGCATCGAATCGTCGACCCCTGATAACACTCGTTTTGAAAAGCAGGATAGCATTTGTTTAATCATAGGTAATATCTTTAAACGCCTGGATTCGATTTATATTCCTGTGCCGCGACAAGTTCCTGTGAAGCTTTCCAATTTGTGGTCGCACTCGAAACGATACACTTGATCATCTCGAGTTTTTGGTCGGTTGTGTAATCGCAGTCGTTATATTCATGGTTAACAAACTCTGTCGCCCACTCAAAGAATTCGCGAGCGGATTCGAATGCCTGTTGGTGGAGAGTGTTGAATGATGCGGTAACGTTGTAACTCATTTTTTGATGTAGTTTCAGTAACATTCGTGTCGACTTAAGTTAAAAAAATAACACTGACGTAATATAAATGAAATGTGTTTCAGCGTTTTCGGAAAATAACCTTTACAAGTATAAGTTGGCTAAGACACGTGTAAATGTTCTGAATAATTTATATAACAAACCATCTATAACGGAACCGGTTAAAATTAGAGAAAATCTGAGACTTCGTTTACGTTTCACAGAGGCGATAAAAGAAGCACAGGAAATATGTGAAATGAACGCAGGGTCGTCGGAATGCCATTGGGCGTGGTATGAAGTGGATGAGTTGGAAGATTCTATGCTACGTCTATACCCTGATATAAAGTAATTTCTGGTGGTTCTTCTTCGTACGTGTAGTACATAATCGATACCCCGTATAATTCCATGAGGTCTTTATTGACATTTTCATTGATCTGTCGTTTCCAGTTTTTCACAGTCGTATGAAAATACTCGAGACCGTCATCGGAGAATGCGCATATACGCATGAAAGGTGTGGAACGAAGATTTCTCATGTACAAGTTAACGGATGCGGGTAAAGGTAGTGCAAAATCATAAGAGGATTGTAGAATGTCGATTACATAATACCCATGTGAATCGCATATGATATTAACCTGCATTTCCGGAAACCCCTTTATATACGCTTCAAAATCTGAATTACTGGGAAGTGTAGCGAAAATAGGTGTACTCTGACATGTGACATCTTCATTATACCCTATTCCGGGGTGTGTATGATACGAAATTTCAGAGTACCACACTTTTGTAATGTCGTCAGTGTCGACACGGTTCCGTTTTTCAGAAGTCACTTTACTTGGTTTACTGAATAAACCATCGCCCATGTATTTCACGTTGCCGGCATATTCCCATTGTTTAACTGAAGATAATTTACTAACTTCTTTTAAATCCTGGACAACTCGCCGAGATAATTTCACGCGCGTCCTTTTTATAGCCATAGATGGCGTCACGACCTTAAACTTCATACACTACCTTTGATATATTATACAACTATTTTTAAGTATTACCGTTTTTTCCTTATTTTTTTCTTTGTCACCGCACCCATCGTCATCGTAAGTTTAGGCGGTGTATTTGTATTCTTTTTAGTGACACGTTTACCGGTTACAGTTGAAAACAACGTCGGATTGTTTAAGAATCTAACACGACCAGCTATATTCACATTTTGACCACCGAATGTTCGTATATTCACAGTTTCATTTAACAATGCCGGAATTGCTCGTGCGAAATCTAGATGAAACGTTGTACACACACCACGGGTATTATTAGCCTGTAAATTGGGACCAGTATAATATCTCGCAACGGTGTTATCAAATACATTTCCAAAGAACTTTTTCATATTTGGTAATATACGGTTTCGTAATATACTACCGAACCCATTTCTATTCATCGCACTTCGTCCGTGTGGATCAAACACCCATATACGTGGTTCCGGATTACCAGTATCCATTAGGACATTAATCGCATGACCCATATTCGGATTGTTCCGTTTGGTAACGCTGATTAGAAAATAATGAATACTACCTGATGACGCGTTGAGAGTGGGAACCATTGTTCCGTTATTCTTGAATTGTATTTTAGGTCTCATATTTAGCAATTGTTCAGATGTATTCACAACGACACCTTCATTCGTACTATCGTCATATTCTAAAAACCTTACATGTATCCTCTTACCCTTATAACGCACGCTGTTTAAACGCAATCTCATTTCATCTAGATACCTGATATAACCTGGTCTTGTGCAGGACATACCCAAATTTTGTGGTAATTTGGGTATTGATCTTACAACCTTGGAAGTTTTAACAACTTTCATCGGCCCTGGACTGAAGTTGATATTCGTCGGCTTACTGACCTTTTTACGCTTAGTGCTCATCTGAAATATATACAGAAAATTATCGCGTCTTTGTAATTTTCAATTGTGTGTTCCGCCCCTTCGCGCTCTTAGGGTCGATCTTGTTACCATTTCGCTTAGGATTGAACATCTTTTTGTGTGTCTGCCAATACTCCGGTGCCCCAACCTTGAAATTTTTATGTAATTTCGCTTTATACCAAAAGACACAATCCTCGATACGATTAGATTTGGATGTATTGTCTAAAACAATACATTCGAAATTTTCTGTACAAGCGTCCATAACCTTGTTAAACATGTCAAAAGTCGGAAAGATGCCAAAAAATGATTTATATAACTTTTCGCGGTTCTGGATAATATTTTCTCGGAGAATAAATACGTAATCGACATTTGCTCTGAGAGCTGGTGGTAAGTCCATACAGTATTGCATCGTTAGCATGAAGA